CAACCACCGATGCGCGTTGCCGCTGCCTTCGTGCCGTTCGGCAATGCTTTCGCGAATCGCCTGCCTGGCGTCCTTCGTCAACCTTCCGGGATGTTTCAGAAAGCCGCCGAAATGCGCGCCGTTCGAAAAGAATGAGCCGCCCATTTTTTCCGCCGCGAGTGCGAGCCCAAGCGAGTCGCGCGCTGCGGCGACTACGGATTTGCCGACGACGCCATCCCATGACAGACCATGCAGGTGGAAGACGCGGTGTGCCGGCAGCACCGTGTCCGATCCGTTGCCGTTCGAGACGCGATACTCCAGGGGACCTAATGTGCCGTTCGCTAGGCGATCGCGAAACGGCGTCACTCGGTCGGGAGCGATGGGCCACAGGGCGACGGTTTGCAGGAGGCCATTTCGAATGATTTCCGCGTAGCCGTTTCCGACGGCGAGCGCGTTCGCCGTCAAGGCCTCGCGCACCGATAGACTGGATTGTTCGTCGTTGGCGCGCACGTCGAGCACGGCAGCTAACGGATGCGCGGTGTCGCGCGTGCGCGATCCGTCCTTCTGTTTCGAATACACATGGAGCGGCAACGTCGCGCAGTCGCCGGCAATCAGCTGCACAGCGGACCAAAATGCCGAGTAGTTGAATGCGATGTTTTCATCGACGCGCAGTCCGGACGATGCCGGCGGGCCGCTGAACCACGAAGACAACGGCACGTTGGGGTTGTTCAGCGAGTATGGCCCTTGCCAATACGAACGAAGGCTTTCGCCAGCCGTGCGAACGAGATCGCGAATGTGCATTAGAGGTTCACCATAAAGGGTGCTCTTGTTTCCGGGTCGTCGTACGCCGATACGTACGTCGGTGTATGCCTCGACATGCCACCGAGCGCGAGCAACAGTGCGTCGATGCCGTCGATTTTGTTCGGGGATTCTGGTCCGTCTTTTTTCGGCAACAGCGAATCGTCCACACCGCGGCGAACCACGCAGTTCGACGCCTGCCATCTCAGGCAGCTATCGCCCTCGTGCTTGAGGCGCTTGTGGTTGACGCGCGTTTCGAGTTCGCGCGCGGGACCGGTGAACGTCTTCGCGTTCTTCGGCTCGACTCGCGCCGGCAATCCATCGTTAAAAAGGTTGCCGGCAATCTGCACCGAGCCGAACTGATCGAAGCAAATGTCACGGACGTCGAACCTCTCGCAGTGACGACGGATGTCGGCTTCGATTTTCGAATAGTCGATCATGTTTCCTTCGGTCAGCGTGATGATGCCGGCGTCCGCCCACAGTCGAAAGATCGGTACCGCTCGCGCGCGCGTCTCCACCACGAGCCGCGGCAGATAGCAACGGACGAACGCGCAGACGAGATCGTCGCGTTTGAACAGCAGCGCAATCGCTGCCAGATCGTCGAGCTGCGCCAGGTCGCCGCCAATCCAGCACGGTTCGCCTTCGAAGTCCTCGAGCTTCAAAGTCGAGTCTGCGCACGCGTCCCACGCGACGGTCGATAGCCAGCGTTGGCCGCTGTTCAGCCACTCGCTGCACACCTTCACGCGGAATTCGCTTTCGAGTTGCGGTGTCTGCTGCGCGTCGCGGCAGTAGGTGCGGACGTTCTCGATCTTCGGTGTGACGCCGAACAATGGATTGGCTTTGGGCCACGCCGTTTCATCTTTCCAATCGTCGCCGTCGTCGATCGCGTAGATCGTCGCCAGCAGGTGATCGGTTTCGAAAATGCCTTCCAGCAGCTTGATCGCCGACGTGCGGAGCGCGAAACCGACTGACAGTTGGTCATAACCCGCCGTCGTCGGCGCGACCAACAACGGATTGGTGCGCGCACCCTGCGCAGACTTCAAGACGTCATGCAGTTCGAAACTCTGCGCGTGACTTTCATCGAGCACGATCATTGAGGGGTTCAGGCCATCAAGCGAGATCGCCTTTGAATTGACCGGCCGCGCGTCGCCGTCGAGCGTGTCTGAGGAGACGGTGATCGCGTTGGCGAATACCTGAAACCCGAGATCACGAAGCCAAGCCGCGCGTCGGACCATGCGTTGCATCGTCCGAAACACAATCCGCGCCTGCGCACCGGTTTTCGCGCCGCAGATCACCGATGCACCCGGCTCGCGCTCGCGCGCCAAGTGAAACAACCCGAGCCCGGCGACCAACGTGGTTTTTGCGGACTTGCGCCCGGTCTCGTGATACCAGCCCGTGAATCGCCGCAGGTTGGCGTCACTGCGATGCCGCCAACCGAACAGACAGGCCAACCAGAACACCTGCGCCGGTTCCAGCCGGATCGTCGTTGAGTTCCATTTGCCTTCCACATGGGGCAACGCCTCGACGAATTCGCAGACATCCGCAACGTGTTCGGGTGACCAGACAAACGGCCATGAAGGATCCGATTCGGAACGGCGACGATCGCGGTCTTGCCGGTCCACCGCGAGTCGCAGCAGGCGGCCCGTCACGATCCGTCCGTGCCGAACATTCGCCGCGTACTGCTCTGCGTCCGCCAGGTAATCGCGTCCACGGATGCGGGGTTCACCACTGGTGTCGGTGTCGCTATCCAGAACTGCGGTTTTCTGCCGCCGGCAGGGCTGTAGGGTGCCCCTGCGAGCCTTCACGGCATCCGGTAGCGGCTTCGGCCCTCTACGCCCCATAAACCTGCATGAGATTCTTTTTGCCTCCCGGACGGTTTGGCATCGTTCTTGAGCCCAAGGCGATCGGGCCAGCAGTCAAAATCACAGACCGGCTCGCGTCTTCATCGCGTGATGCACGTCGCACAGGTTCTGAAGGTTGGCGATGTCGAAGAACAACGCCTCGTCGCCGCGATGCGGTCGTACATGATCGGTCTGCGTCCCGGCAACCGTGCGACCGTCGGCCTCGCACAACGGACAGAGCGGTTGCTCGCGTCGGACTTGGGCTTTCAGCGCTTCCCATCTCGGGGTGTGATACAGGTGCCTGATGCTGGCGTTAGGACGTTCCCGTTCGTGTTGAGCAGCATGCAGACGGCAGCGACCGCCAGCGACGCGATTGGTGCAGCCGGCTTCAGCGCAATAACGCCGGGGTTTCATCGGCATCAAATACACCCTGACGATCGGTAGTGAACCGGTATCGGTCAACACAACGGTTGCCCCGGGATCCACTGCGCCAGCAGTAGCAGTGGCGCAGTTGGCGCAGTTGGCGCAGTGAGGAAACGGCCTGCCAAGCCACTGCGCCGGGGGGACGCGCCAAGCGTCCCCTATAAGGCGCAGTTGGCGCAGTGGCGCAGTGGATGACAATTCAGCCTTCACTTCGCCAGATCGCATGTTTGGCGCAGTGGTCATATCGACGCCTCACGTGCGTACAGCGTCGTCGCTTGGCCGCGTCGGGTTTCGGTAATCGAGCGGACACCGATGCGCCGGTACAAGGCATCGCGGACCTGCCGCCTGCCGGTACCGGTCACGCGTCCGGCGGGACTGACGAGCCCCGCCGCGAGGGCGAGCGCATCGACGGTCTGGGGATGCTCGGTAAGTGCGCCGGTCTCGCAGAGTAGGCGCCACGTGGTTTCCGTGATGGTGTCCTTCGTGGTGCCGACGACGGTGTATCTGCCGCAGGTGACGTCGTAGTCGAGCACGATCGGCGCGAAGTCCACGAACCGGCCCTTGCCGCTCAGCCGTCGTCGAGAGCCAAACGGCCCATTCGCGTACCGGAGCGACAGCGTGTAATCCGCTGCCGCGGCCGCGCTCGAGGCGCCTCGCATGGCTTTACTCGGATCGGCTTCGTCGCCTTGGTCTTCGCCTTTGCCGCTGTGCGCGTCGATGAGCCAAGGGATGCCACACTCGCGGGTGAAGGCCTTCACACGCTCGACGACCTGCACGGCGCCCGCGTTGTCGTTTTCATCCCTGAGCAGTCCGCGGACCACTGCCTGCCAGCTGGCAATCAGGACGAACCCGTATGCGCCGTCTCGAACGGTTTGAGCGATCTGGGCGCAGCCCGCGTCATTCAAGAGCACCGGCCGCCGATAGATGGTTAACGCACCCGCCGGAAGGGCTTCGAGATGGCGCGCGAGATACGCCGTGTATTCCGGGGGATCCTCAGCCGCGATGATTAACACTCGCGTGCGTTGCGTCGCACGATCGAGAAAGTCCGTTCCGGTCGCAATTGAGGCACCGAGCTGTTGCCCGAACGTCGTCTTGCCCACCTTGGCGTAGGCGACGTTCATGCCCAACATGCCGTAGTTCGGGACGATACCGGCCAACAGATACGGCACGCCCAGCCGCTCAATTTCGCGACCTTCGGCGGCGACCAGCGGCGCATCCATTAAACCGTCAGGATCGAGGCCGCACGGCTTCGCTGGTGTCTCTGGCAGGTGGTCTTCGCAGCATTCGGTCCCGCAGACATCGCACGCCGTCGGATTGGCCACGTTCCAGGCGTCGATCGCGACGACGGTTTCCGCCGGCGTCATCGCAGCGCCCCGATCGGTTCCGAACCGTAACGGTCTGCTGCCGAGACCTTGCGTGCGATCCATTCCCGTGTCCATCCGGGACGGCCGCCGGCCCATTCCCACAGCAGATCCTCGGCGTCAGCCACCGAGAGTCCGAAGCCGCGCACGAGTCGGCAGGCCGCGTACAGCGTCGCGTTGTCGCTGCCGGCGCCAATGACGGGCGGGGGAATCGCCGCTAGATACCGGCGGGCCCGTTCCTGCACGTTCCCTGTCAGTCGTGGCGCTGCGGGCCGCGGTGACGAGGCACGTGTCGGCCGTTGCAGCCATCCTGGCCAGAATCGCGGCAGAACTGATCGATCAACGGACCAATCACCGGCAAATTCGTAGCGCGCCCCACTAGCATGGATAGAGCCTGGCGCAATGACGTACCCGCCATCGCCGCGGACGTCGATCGCGAGTGTGCCGTCTGCGGTCTCGAGTCGCGCGCGATTCGCTACGGGCACACCCGGATGCGCGTACAACAAGTGAAAGCCGCGGGCCGTCTGCGTTTGCCAGGGCGTGTACGGCAGATGCTTCGTACACCAGCGCAGGCCTTCGGGCGAGTCCGCATCAACCACTACCACACCCGACACGGCGCCGGTGATGATGGCCAGGTTCATCAGCGCGCCACCGAACCATTGCGTGATCTCGGCCTCGGTTGGGAGCCGCGTTTGAAGTTCCCGCCACGGCATCGCCGGTACCTTCCCGTCGCCAGGAGTACCCACCGCAACACCGGGGCGCGGACGCGGGACGGGAATCACGCTGAGTCCGCGCGCATGCAGCGCCCGCGCCTGTTCGAGACTCGCCGCATTCACCCGATAACCTCGATGAGATCGTCCGCAGTCGCATCCGCCATCAGCGCCGTCGTCGTCGCATCGACCGGAAAGATCCCTTCCTCTTCCACGAGATCGAGCAGCCATTGAAGACGATTGGCGACGCGGTTGCGGTTACGACGATTAACTTCGGCAGCCTCGAGCGACGCGTCATACTCGGCGTCCGCGCGGAGCAGCTCATCGCGAACGGTTCGTATTGCGACTAAGAATTGCTCACGGCTTGCCGTCTTCGTGCCCTTCATGTTGGTCGCCTTTTCGATGCTCATGCCGCACCAATGACTTGCAATCGCTGTTGGTGTCGTTTTGCGGCTCCGGCTGCTTGGTTGCGACTCTCG